AAAGGTAACAGAAAGCAGTGTGTTTACGGTTGATCCTGTAAGTGGTCTGAACATCAAGACAAGACCAGATTTATACATACCAGAGACAGGACAGATCGTTGACATTAAAACTACTATTGATGCTTCGCCAAAAGGTTTTGCAGAACAAGTTGGTAAGTACGCTTATCATATACAAGCTGCTTTCTATTTGCTTACTTGTAAACTGGCTGGCATAAAGGCTAAAGAGTTTAGCTTTATTGCTATTGAAAAGACTGCACCCTACATGGCACACTTGCATGTCATGTCACCTGAGTTAGTTATAGAATCAACTAAGCAGGTTAAGGAAACACTCGCCCTTATAGCGGAGGCTAACAAGTCGGGTGAATATGGTACTGGTTGGGGAAACTACTCAACCCTAAAGGTAGGAGACTTTTAATGTTCAATGAAGAAGAAATCAAAGATATGGAAGAGGCCATTGCCACTATGGAAGATGACCTTAGCCAAGCCAAGGCAGACCTAAAGAAAAAGAAGTATGGTGCTTTACGTGAAGCTATTAATGCACGTAATGAAATGGATAAGGTAGTGCAGGAAGAGTTGACCAAGCTAAACCTGACGCATAATCCTTGGACTGTGCAGCCAAGCCGACACCTTTTCTGGCGGTGATGAATGGCAAGAGCTTTCGTGCAGCTAGAAAGTACGGGTACAGAAGTGGGCTAGAAGTTAAACTAGCTACCTATTTAAAAGAGCAAGGTGTACTTGCCGAGTATGAATCAATGAAGATTGAATGGGAAGACTTGACGTACCGTACCTATACACCAGACTTTATACTACCTAATGGTATCATCATTGAGACTAAGGGTATGTTTACTACAGACGATAGGCGAAAGCATCTTGCGATAAAAAAGCAACACCCTAAACTGGATATACGTTTTGTGTTTGAAAACGGTAGACGTAAGCTACGTAAGGGTGCTAAGAGTACATATGAAATATGGTGTGACAGGTATGGCTTTGAATGTTATGATAGGATTGTACCTGAGTCATGGTTAAAAGAAAAGGGTAAGGCATTAGGCACTAAGTTTGTTGCCTACCCACATCCCAAAGTAGTGAGGAAGTAAATGAATATAAAAGACATAGTAAATGATATGAGGGATGAAGACTTTATAATACGCATTACTCCTTACCATGAGAATGGTGCATGGGATGGTGACGTACAGGTATCTCTGGTATCATCTGAGAATAACCCTTTGGGTGAAGAAGACTTTGCGTATCTATCTCACTTGTGTAGCATGTTATGTTCTGTTATACCTGTAATAGAGGAAGACGAATACGTAAGGGATGCACTACATAGCTTTGTTCTTAACAGGTTACACGATGAACCTGATGACAAACCTAGTTATGTAGCAGACGGTAATGTGCTAACGCTAACATCTAAAACAAGAGGTAATGCCTAATGGCTAAATGGAAAGAGTTGCCAGCAGATGTAGTCAATCATCCCCCACAGTACAATTCGGGGGGGATTGAATGCATTGATGCAATGAAGGCAATGTCAGAGGGATCATACGTAGAGCCACACCATGCCTACTGTTGGCAGAATGCCTTCAAGTACATATGGCGTTGGCCCTACAAGAATGGTGTAGAAGACTTGCGTAAAGCACGTTGGTACATTGACCGATTAATACATGAGCTAGAAAATGAAAGCTAGGATATTAATAAGTCTTGAAATAGATGAAGAGGACTACCCTGTACCAGTAGACGGTAGTGTTCAAGAGGAATTAAATGAAGCTATCTATGCATACATATATGATATAGATGGTATAAGTATAACCAAGATGAGGATAACAACTGATGAATAATAACTATTTACCTTCTGACTACCAGACCTTCATTGCAACCAGCCGCTATGCACGATGGTTAGATGATGAAGGACGCCGTGAGACATGGGGAGAAACAGTAGAACGATACCTACAAAACATTGCAAAGACTTGGCTCAAACCTGTTGACCTACAGGAAGTACGTGAGGCTATTCTTAGCCTTGAGGTTATGCCTAGTATGAGGTCAATGATGACAGCAGGTAAGGCTGCAGATCGTGACAACACTTGTATGTATAACTGTAGCTACCTACCCGTAGATGATCCTAAGTCTTTTGATGAGGCTATGTTCATCCTCCTTTGCGGGACGGGGGTTGGTTTCAGTGTTGAGCGTCAGTTCATTACTAAACTCCCTGATGTTCCTACTCTTTTCCAAAGCGAAACGTGTGTTGTCATCAAGGACAGCAAGGAAGGTTGGGCTAAAGGTCTGCGACAAGTGTTGGCACTCCTATGGGCTGGCGAAATTCCCAAGTGGGATGTATCTAAAGTCAGGCCAGCAGGTGCAAGACTAAAGACATTTGGTGGTAGGGCATCAGGCCCTGCACCATTGATTGATCTGTTTAACTTTGCTATCACTACATTCAAACAGGCACAAGGACGTAAGCTGTCCAGCCTAGAGTGTCACGATCTTATGTGTAAGATTGGTGAGGTAGTAGTGGTAGGTGGTGTACGCCGTAGTGCTATGATTAGTTTATCTAATCTATCTGATGATCGTATGCGTCATGCTAAGTCGGGTAACTGGTGGGAGAACGCAAGTCATAGAGCATTGGCTAACAATTCAGTATCTTATACAGAGAAACCAGACAGCATGGCATTCATGCGTGAGTGGACAGCCCTAATGGAGAGTGGTAGTGGTGAACGAGGTATCTTCAACAGAGAAGCATCAGTTAAACAGGCTGCAAAGAATGGCCGTAGAGAGTCTTGCTATGAGTTCGGAACCAACCCCTGCTCAGAAATCATTCTTAGGCCGAATCAGTTCTGCAATCTTACGGAAGTTGTCATCCGTGCTAACGATAGTCTGGAAGACCTTGCAAGAAAAACCCGCATTGCAACTATACTTGGAACAATACAGTCCACCTACACAAACTTTCCATACTTGCGAAAAGTGTGGAACACCAATACAGCAGCGGAAAGATTGCTAGGTGTATCACTAACAGGAATAATGGACAATAAGCTGATGACCTTAGAGAACAAAGGGTTGTCCGAAACATTGGAGCATCTTAAAAATGTGGCTGTTTCTACTAACGCTGAGTGGGCTGACCGTCTTGGTATCCCTCATAGCACTGCTATTACTTGTGTCAAGCCCAGTGGAACAGTTTCCCAACTGGTTGACTCATCTTCTGGCATTCATGCTCGTCACTCTCCCTATTATATCCGTACTGTGCGTGGAGATAATAAAGACCCATTGACAGAGTTTATGAAAGCACAAGGTATACCTAACGAACCTGACGTTATGAAGCCTGACGCTACTACAGTGTTCAGTTTTCCTATGCAATCACCTATTGGTGCAGTACACACGGCTGACATGACAGCACTAGATCAGTTAGAGATGTGGCTGATGTATCAACGGCATTGGTGTGAGCATAAACCTAGTGTAACTATTAATGTCAAGGCTAACGAGTGGCTAGAAGTAGGGGCGTTTGTATACAAACACTTTGATGAAATGTCAGGTGTGTCATTCCTACCCTTCAATGAACATACATACCAACAGGCTCCGTATCAGGAATGTACTCAAGATGAGTTCTACAACATGGTTGATAAGTCACCTGTTAAAATTGATTGGACTAAACTAGCAGAACTAGAACATGCAGATAACACTAGTGGTATGCAGACTATGGCATGTACTGGTGATGTTTGTGAAATGGTAGATATAACCTAGAAAGGATATCACAAAATGATATGGGTTTATACAGTAGTAATGATGATGATACAGCCAACAACAAATGAAAAAACTTTCATAGTATTTTCACCAAACGTAGCCTTTACAAGTGAAGAGTCTTGTCAACAATGGAGAGAGGTAGATATGTTAAGGCTATACAATTCAAGACCAAGTGAGACTGCAAAAGCAGTTAGTCAATGCTTTCCATTTCCTTTTAATGTAGATAAAGGAACATAAGTATTGACATACACTTTACACAATGATAATGTTACCCTGTAACTCAATAAGGAAATAACATGACCGCTTACAGAAAACCTTTTTCTCATAATCTCTACGGTAAATACGATGGTGTAGCTAAAGAAACTCTAATCAAACACCTTGAGTATCATGGACATACTGTAGTAAACAGTGAGGAATCCTATGATGCTGACGTAGTAACACAAGAGGGTGGAGAAACATACTTCAATGAAGCAGAGGTAAAGGCTGCATGGAAAGGAGATTGGCCTACACACTGGACAGAGATACGCATACCTGAACGTAAGAAGAAGTTGTTAAGCAAGCACAAAGGCAACCTGACGTTCTACATCTTTCGTGAGGACATGAAACAGGCATGGTGTATTGACAGTTCATTACTGACTGACGATAGACTAAAAGAGGCAAGGGGAAGAAACATACTAAAGGGTGAGCAGTTCTATCACATACCCTATGTAGATGCACAGTTAATCAATGTAAAGGCAGCAGCATGAGAAAACCAATGAGCCGTAAAGAAAAAGGGTTGGGCAAATACGATGCCCCACTCAAGGTACAGTATCAGCAGGGATACTATGCCTTCAAGAGAGGTGGGCAAGTCAACCCCTTTCACTCAGACACTATGCAATTTCGTGAGTGGAACAGAGGATACGACAAAGCCTACCATGAGAACTTAACAAAGGTAAAGAAGGATGAACAGCTTAGAGAAAGACGTAAAGACATTCATGGAGGGCAAGTACCGCATGTCTGATTTCAATTCGTATCAAAGATCAGCAGCAACCACAGCTATCTATACAGACAAGGTTGTGTATCCTGCACTGGGTCTTGTTGGTGAGGCAGGTGAGGTAGCCAACAAGGTTAAGAAGGTCTTACGTGATAAGGATGGGGTCTTTACATCTGAGGATAGGGACGCTATAGCCAAGGAGATTGGTGATGTACTGTGGTACTGTGCCGCACTAGCCACTGATCTTGAATTAACATTAGGTTATATAGCTAGTCAGAATGAGTTGAAGTTATCTAAGCGTAAAGCTAATGGTACTATTGGTGGTAGTGGTGACGATAGGTAAAAGAAAAGGGGGCTTAATTGCCCCCTCACTTTGCTTTCTTTGCATCTTTAACTACTTTTGCTATAATAACTAATTCAGCCAAATCATCTTTGTTTGTAGGGTCAGGTAATCTTTGACCTCCTTTACGTTTTTCATCACTAAAGAATCTTTGTGATGCTTCTATTCTAAAATCTGGAGAAAGTTTACGATACTCAATAAGGTTACGCACATAGGGTGAAAGTCCTGCAAGCCCAGCACCCCTTATCTCAGACTTAGCCGCTTTAAAATGTTCATTTGCTAAGTTTCTTACTTTAGCAGTTACATCTTCTTCTTCAGTAATATTGTTTCTGTATAGCTTAGTTTGTTTTTTATATATTTTACGTGTATCTTCTTCATGTTGTTTAAGTGCCTCTACTATCTCAGGCATAATTTCCGTAAGGTGAGCGTTCTCTGCATTACGAATAGATGGTACACGTGATGTACTGCCTAGTTTCCAATCCTTATATCCAAGTCGTTCTAGGTATTCACCTGCTGGTTTATCTCTAGTAGATAGGTTGATACCTAGTGCTACCCTTGACAATGGAGATACCCTACTCTTAACTCCACCAAACATAGTAAGTCTAGGTGGTAACTCCGCTTCCTCTTGAGGTGTAGTCACATACTTTTTAAATGGTTTTTGTCCAGCCTTTAAAAGAGAAGCTGTAAAGTCTAGTGTAGGATCACTGCCCATTTCTTTATATTCAAGGCCACGTGTACCTGATGCAGATAACCCAAACCGTTGAGCTTCAATGACTTGACTAAAAGGTGTTATGTATGTAGCAAAGTAATTACCTACTGCCTCACCAAGCATCTTTCCTGCAGTCTCACCTTTTGTAAGATCGGTGCTACCTTCCGCTGCTATTGCAGCCATTTCTTCTAGTATAGAATTAGTAGAGCCTTGTCGGAAGTTTGTACCTGCAAATGTTTCAGTAAATTCTTTAGCATCAAAAAATGTATTAAATGTACCTTCATTTATTCTCTTAGCAACTTCACCCATATACAAATATTGCCTTACAGGAAACTGTGGCGTAGTATCCATCTCTGTATCACTACCTATACCAATCTGTTTGTAGTCTGCAGGTGCTTCATCGCTTGTACGATACTGGTATGCAGCAAAAACCGCAGCCATACCCACTAGATTACGTGATATACGTTGTCTATCTTTAGGGGTTAGGGGTTTTCCTCCTACTTTACCTAGTGTTACAAGACTTGTTACCTTACGTGTTAGTGGAAAAAATGCACCACCTGCATATTGTCCCATAAGTTCCATACTGTTAAACATAAAACGTGGGAATGGCATAACAACAGTCAACCCATTACGAGTAATAAAGTTTGTTATATTACGAAATACAGGCATTTCTGGTTGCTTGGCATAGGTAACGTCAAGTGCTTTTTTAGTTGACTGATCTACTAGTTCTAAGAAAGATGGTTTCCCCTCTGGTTTAAATCCACCTGCATCATTAAGCAAGTCACGCAGCTTACCGTCCTGTAGTGTATCAATAAGATCAATGCCATACTCACGTTTAGTTAGACGTTCTAGTTCACCAAAGAATTGACCTCTACGAATTAGGTATTCCTGCCAACGGTTAGGGGTATTTAAAATATCTGTAGCATCTTCAAGGCCAGTAAGAACATAGTCTAGTTTACCGCCACTGCCCCTGCCTGTGGCCTTTTGTATTTCATTAAGGTTATTGTACATCATATCAAATTGTTTAGCTAACTGAGGCTGACCCAATATTAAATCAGTATAACCTTTAGCTACCTCTGGTTCACTAAACATATATTTCATATGACGAAAACTCTCCTTCCAATTAGTAGGAGATACTATTTGATATGCAGCAGACCCAACACCTTTATTGGTAAGGTTATACAATGAACTATCCATTACATTACCTAAGCCCTCAAGAGGCGCACGTATACCTGCAGAGGTAAGGTTACGTGCAGCAGTAGCTATTTGTGATACCAACAGACCACGACGAATATTTTCTAACCGCATAAAATTATTACGGATATCACCTTGTGCATCTATCAAGGCTTTTTGTTGTGCATCTGCTAGTTCTGTAGTAGGTCTGGACCGTTTAATAACAGACAATTTTTGTAGTACTTTACCTGCTTCACTACCTGACCCTACTACTGTCAATACATAATCTTCAAAAGATAAACCATAATCATTTAACATGTCAATAAGTTCTTCACCTGCCATCATGTCTTTTGATACAGTTAAAGTGTACAGTTCATCTATTACAGATATTTGTTTTGGATCACGTATCTTTTTAGGCTTACCATTTTTGTCTAATACTGGCTGACCATTTTTATCTACTTTAGTTATATATCTAGGTTTAGCAAATGCTTTAGGATTTCTAGCTTTTAAGTCAGTAGCTACTGCAATAATAGCATTAAACTTGTTAGAGTTTAAAATAGGTTTCATAATAGTATCACTACCAGTAGCTAGATGAGCAAACTCACCTGCACCAGTATTAATAAAGTTATACTCACCTGCTCCTACTGATAAATCGCCAGTTAAAAAATCACGCACTGTTCCTGTTTGTGCGATGTAGGTTTCTTCTGCTAAAATATCGCCAGCTTTACGTGCCGCATCATCGTCAAGTATTTTCTTACCGTCTTTATCTAGTTTATGTATTACTATTTGTGCATTATCAGGTCTACCATTATTTATCTTTGCTTCAAATGCATCAATCATTTCTTCTGTTACTTGTTTACCAGCAGCAGATTTAGCTTTAGCATCAGCTAGTAACCTTGCAGTTTCGGCAGCTTCCATTGTAGCTAACTCAGCACCGCCTGTATTTTTTCTAATAGCTTTTTCTCTGCCACCACTTTCCCAAGCAATAACATTTTTAGCAGCTTTATTATATGCCCTTATAGATGCATTAGTTGCTACACCAGTTACACCTACAAAGGGAAGTGTTTCACTAAACTCCATAGTAGAACCTAAAGCATTGACAATATCACTAGTAAGTTCTTTAGAGCTTTTAGCATCCCGTTTTGGTCCTAAATTTACTACAGTATTAACTGCATTAAAAACAGACTTAGGTAAATCGTTTACTTGTTTTTCAATAGCATCTTCTATATTAGCAGTACCCTTACTCATAAGATCACTAACACTCATAAGAGCATTATAAGATGCTACAGGTGCAGCTTTAAACATAGCTGCCATAATAGGATTATTTTGTTTGCCTTCAACTCCTATGTCTTCACGGACAGAGCCTTCCTTTATACCTTCAAACTCTTCTAACATCAAAGGTACTATTTCTTTTTCTATATACTCTTCTCTACTAGTATAACCTGCTTCTTTTGCTCTTTCTGTTTCTATTTTATTTCTAGCCACACCCATTGCTTTAGCTTCTGCTGTTGCTTCTGCTTTTTCTTTTGGTATACCTAATTTTATTAATCTATCTGTTTCTTTCTTTACATCTTCTCCATCTGTAATTAATTCTTCTTTACGTTTACCTGACGGTACTTGGGTAAATGGATTAAGTATACCACCAATATAAGAATCAGCCTCTGGCATATCATCGCCATAAGCCGTTCCACCAAAAGGTGTGTATTTTTTATATGCCCGTTGAAGTCTAGCTGACAAACCAGTAGGGTCTACCTCTGATTTTTCTTCTTCAATAACAGAAGGCTCAGAACTTACACTAGTATCTAGTATAGGTTGAACGCCTACTAATGTACCGTCATTTCTTTCTGTAAATATAGAAGATTTTTTATTTATTTTGTTTGATTTTTCAACAGGTTCATCACTAGTTATAAAACTAGTTGATGGATCACTAGTTACAAAACTATCTGTAGTCTGTAATTTTTTATCTTTACTGACTGATCTGTCTAAAAATATGCTTGACATTTATATTACCCTTGAGTTAAAAATATATAAGGCTCACCTATTAATTCAGGGTCAACTTGATTAGGTACTCCTGTGTACATTAGTATACTAAATCTACCTGTTGGCTTACCCTCACTATCTTCTGTGGGTACTCGGATAATATTACCTTCTTCTAAAGTTTGTCTTGCTTGATTGTATTCTTGTTTTGTAATATCTTTAACTGTTTTATTAGCATTTTGTGGATCGGCTCTTAAAGCAGAAAAGCCTTGACTTTCAAGTTTTTCTGTTGCGCCTTTTTCTATTTGAACAATACTATCATTCATAAAAGGATCGCCTACTTTACCAGCACCGCCTCTTAAAAATTTAGCTGCGTGTAAATCTGCAAGATTAACCTCTAAACCTTTTCCTTCAAGTCCTGTTCTTACTTGAGTTTCTATATTCATACTAATTTCATATTTAGATAAAGCATCTGCTCTAGCTTGTGAAATCTGCGCTCTTACTGTACCTTCTGTAAATTTTCTACCGTCATCTTCGCCGCTAGTATCTTTAGCTTTTGCTATTGCTCCAATGTCAGTATACAAAGCCTGTCGTTGTGTTTCTAGTTGTTTATATTCATTACTATCAGCAGCTAATTTAAGTTGTTTGTTAGTAATAGCACGTATCTGCTCATTGTGTGAAGAGTAATCTTCATCAACTGCACCGTACATATTACGAATACCTTCACTATCAATAGACAATCCTGCAGGCTCAGCACCTTTTATTGCTTTAGAGGGATCACCTTGTAACAAACCCTTTTGACCCATAGTATAATATGAAGCAGCATTAACACCATTTTCTCTACCATATTTTAAGTCACCAATAGCAACATTCATAGCACCCTTACCATTTTTAGCAACAGCACGTGCAGTATCTGCTGGCATACCTAGTGCTACCATAGTACCTATTTGTTCTTCTAATGCCTTTGCATCTGCAGCACGTTTAGCTTTTTTGGCCCTAGCATTAGCACGATTTTCAGTAGCTAGTTGCCACTGCCGTTCTTCTTTAGTTACCCTTGCACGTTCAGCCTCTGCCCGTCTTTCATCTAGTACTTGACTACCACCACGTGCAGCACCACCCAAGAATGCCCCTAAGTTAAAACCCATTACATTCTCCTTGCCATAAGGCCACTTGCAGGTGGACTTTCTATAGCCATGTCAACAGGCTTATCTTCTTTTACTTCTGGTTTTTTATCTTTTAACTTTTGCATTACCATTTCAATTTTACCTTCAGGCACTATGTCCTGATCAACAGGTTCTTCTGTACCCATATTATAATCTATCTCAGCTTCATCAGCTACATAGGCAATGAGTTCCATGATAACAGGCAGTACAAGTATAGATACATCAATAGTATGTATACCTTCCATAGCACCAGACTGTACCACAATCTCTGCAATAGATGCTACTGGTGTACCCATTTCTAAAGCATCTAACAGTGAATCATTTATCTTAGGGTCTGTAATCTTAGTGGCGTAATGCTCTAGTGTATCTTCTACAGTACTAAACTTAGCTGGTTGTTGCCAAGGACGAGAACCTATTTCAGTTGTAAGAGATTGACCGGGAATTGGCCCATCCATAAGGGGTGTTAGTTCATCCATTATTCATACCTGCCCGTAGTTTCTTTAGTGTATTAAACTGTTCCATGATATAGTCATCACTAGTTGTATCATCTTCATCTACTTCTTTATTACGAGAAAGTAAACCAGACATTTTTACTTTAGGTTCTTTAGGTTGAACCGACATGCTTCTATTCATGTACTTATTATAAGCTGCTATAGCCTGTCCTTTTAACATTATATTCCCCTACCCAAATAAACTACCAGCGTAGCTTAGTGCTAACTTACTTACAAAGTCACCAATAGCACTAGACGATGAAACATCTGCCGCATATTCTGCTTGTGATCTAGCATTACCTGCAGCTAAATTACTCAGTGTTACAGCATTCTGTCTATCACGTTCATTGTCAGATGAAGTCCATGCCCACTCCATCATGTCGGCATGTTCCTGCCACAGATTAGCATATGCCTGATTTGACATATCAAGTACAGCAGCAGCATTGATTTCGTTAGCCCTATTGACAGCGGCTGTTGCTGCAGTTGCAATCTCTCTACGCCATACAGCATTAGACTGTGCAATTACTAAACCATTCTGTGCATTAAACTGATCACGTTGATTTTGTATTTCTGTATTAAACTTGTTAATAGCATTTTCTTCACCAGCATTAAACTGTGACATAGCGTTAGCTTGTGTAGTATTAAACTGTGAGGTCTGTGTTTTAAGGTTAGCAAAGAACTGGTCAGATTGGTTCTCACTAGTTGCATTGAATTGTTTGGCTGCATTTTCTGCTGCTTGATCTGTAAACATAGACTGTGTACGTTGCTGTGCCTTAAACATTTCTGTCTGTTGTTGATTGGCTAGGTTGGTCATGTCCATTGCAAGGAAAGACTGTGCATTCATTACGGCTGCAGCTTGTCGGTTACTTAGATTAGCCATGTCAAGGTTTGCTAGTGACGATGCCTCTGCCATAGTAAGAGCCTGTCGGTTAGACAGGTTACTTAGGTTCATTGTGTTAGCTGCACGACTATTCTCTAGTGCTACCTGTTGCTCTGCAGTAAAGTTCATGTTAGCTATATCACTAACCTTAGCTGCATTAGCTACACGTGATTGAAAGGCTTGATCAAACTCCATGCCCATAAAGGTAGCACGTTGTTGTGCTGACAGCATGGCTCTTTCTTGACGGTTACTTAGGTTCTTTATTTCAAACCCTGCAACTGTCTGTGCATCTGCACTAGCAATAGGCAGTGCTGACTCCATAGCTGCCTGTACAAGAGCCTGTCCTGCCATGCTACTAGCCCCTAGCCCACGTGCAGCCATCTGTGCTGTAGCGTTGCGTAAGGCTCCTGCAGCCCATGCTGGTGTTTCACCACCCTCAAAGTCTGCCATCAATGTATCTAGCTGACCCTTTACAGTGGCTTGGGCTGTAGGTGTAGCTTCAGCCGCTTGTATCTGTTCTGTAAACTGACTTGCCTTTGCAGCATTAGCTGCTGGCTCAATAATCTCACCTGCCTGTAACTCACGCTGTACAGGATTATCCATTTTAAGGGCAGTGCCTTGTGCTGCATCTACAGTAGCTACGGCAGTTTCAGTTTGTTGCTGTCCTGTTACCTTTGCCTGATCTGATACAGTGCCTGTAGCTGTTTGTGTTTTGTCAAGTGTTTGCTCTACTGTACCTGCAGTAGTAACAGGTGCTATAGTTGATACCTCAGTTCTTGGGTCTGCTATAGCTTGCTGTACAGCACCCTGTGTAGCTGTGGCTGCAGGTGATGTTGTACTAACTTGCCCAGCACCTGCAGCTAAATCTTGTGATGGTTGTGCGACAGTGCCAGTAGCTGTAGCTATACCACCAATAGGTAGTGCTGGTCCTTGCATACGATTTACTGTAGTCTGACCAATACTTGCAGGTACAACTTCTTCTTTTTCTTCTGTAGTTACAGAGCCACCTTCTTGATAGTTTTTACGTACCATACCACCATTCATCATCTGAATAGCTTTGTTTTGAAAGTCATTAAACTTTGTTTGCGCTTCAGGATCAGACTGCAGGAAGTCTTTAAACTTTCCCATGTCCCCCTGATAGCCTAACGTACCAGCTATACGCTCCATTGCCTGTGGTTTAAATCCTTGAAACTGCATTGCTGTCATTATTCAAATCCGTCCTTTAATCCGTCAAGTATATCTTGAACATTTACTTTTTTCTTAGCATTAGGTGTATATCTACACATAAATTGTTTTGGGCATTCTTTAAAACTGTAGCTAGGATAATGATATCCTATTGTACCATTAGGGCCACGGTAAATGCAAACTTTTTCTTCTCTTATCTTCACTCTTTTTGCTAGTTGACATATTACAAACTCAGGGCTGCTTAATAAACCTGCCAACACTAAAGGCATAACTGTAAGTATACTCATTAACTAACTCCTAGTATTACTAAATAAATGCCCCCACCTAATGTACCAAGAATTAGGAACGAAAGAGTGGCTATGGCTAAGTTATTCTGTATTTGTCTTTTAGCTTCCATAGCCTTATAAACAGTCTCTTCACGATCCTTGCGTATTTGCCTACGCATACCTAACATTTCATCATATGTGCCAAGACCAAACCTGTAGTCTAACATAAACTTTATTTCTTTTTCTTTCTCAAGCAATGTCTTCTTACGAACAATAATGTCCATTGCTTCTTGTTCTATGTTGTCAGTACCGTGTGTCTGCT